CATTCGGAGTTCCTTGACGATCAGGTGTAGATCGCGGTTCTCATTACGGAGGGCCTCGATCTCTTGTCGGGCCTCTTCGAGTTCCTTACGAACCTCCGTAAGGACGTCCGCAATCGCGTCCACGGCCGCACCGGCGCTGTTGACGACGTTGGAGTGCACGTCTGACTTCTGCTTTGGGCGGGTCGTGAAGTAAGTGGCTAGCGCAGCAATGGGTGCTGCTAGCAGTCCTACCGCGGCAACAAGGAGCGACGTATCCACAGTAATGGTTTCCATGGCGGGTACCTGAGGATCGACTAGTCGGCGTTAATGCCGAAGCGAGGGTCCTTAGGGTCGAGTGCCGAGATGATGATCGGAAGAACTGAGGCGATTCCTGCGGAGACCCATGTGCGAAGGTCCGTGGCGTCCACCGAGAAGACGTCTGCGCCGTCTGCGAGAAACAGACCCAAAACGACAGCGAGGAAGACCTTGGCGTATGACCAGGCCATCCGGGCCCAAGGGGAATCAAGACTCATGCGAACCTCCTGTCGGTTCCTCTATTGTCGAAGAGGTGCTACCGATGCGTCACTGCAAACTCACGCAAAGAACGGGTTCTCCGAAACCTCTACGTTGGGAAGAGTCAGATCTGCAGTCAGGCTGCACGCAATGGCCAGTGAGTCCACGAAGTCGTCGTGTGCGTGTGCCTCGTCGGGGGCAGCCACCAACATGTTGGGACCTTTGAAGTTGACCTCAGCATCCGTCATCTGTTGGTAGAACCTCTTCCATGCGCGAAGGCGACGTGTCTTCGCGTGCGAAGGCCAGCCCACAAGGCGCCGCTGCATGAGTGCCTGAAGGTGTTTCCAACGTTTCGACTGCTCGCTGGGGCTTGACGTGAGAGAGATGACCTCGGCCCGCGGAAGAAGAATCTTTAGTCGCTGCGCGACCGCGTCGCCGACTCCGTTCGCGTCTACACCCACAGCCAGAATGTCGTAGTTGGATAGGAAGTTCGTGATTTGGAAGTACTGATCCTCCCAGTCATCTCCCTGTATCTCTAGCCAGTTAAGAACTCGGTGGTCGAAGTACCCAAACTCATCAGGGCGATCCCAGTCAACCCAGACAACGGTTACGACCGTTGAGTCGGTCTTGCGAGCCGGGTCGATACCGACGACGACCGGGGACCTGAACCATGACTTCACGGTCTCCTGAGAGGTATCCCCGAGGTCATCCATGAGACTGGATGTGACGAACATGCCGCGTTCGAGAAGCCACTTGCAGTTGTAGGACATTTGGAACTCGTCTGAGTCCTCACCGATGCGGAGCATCTCCTTGCGGATGAACTTGGCGTAGTTCTCGTTGTACTTTGAGACGTCTCGCCAGTTCCATTCGAAGTGGTTCTGCCGCGCAGCCCTTCCAGTTTGACGGCGGCGGTTGAGTTGAATGGACCGGTAGAAGTTGTTCTTCGACGTGGTTGGTGTACCTGTTTTGACGAAAGTACCGGCGTAGTACGCCAGCATGGGCGCGATGGACTTGACGACCACGAAGTCGTCGGCTTCCTGACACTCGTCGACCACCACCAGGTGGAAGGACTTTGACTCGATCTTGGCCCGAGGGTTCGCGGTCATCATCGTGAGGGTCGAGCCCGACTTCTTGAGGCGGATCGACTTGGTGACCCCGGGTACGCGCCCCGTTTCGTCATCGATCTCCGGATCACCCAGGATCTCCAAGGCTCTCTCGGAGGTCAGTCGCGTCACGGTACGGCCGAAGAGTGTCTCGGCCTGCCCCTCGGTTGGCGCGAAAAGGCCCACCCAGAATCCGTCCTTGAACTTGCCGAGAAGGTCCGGGTAGATCTGTGCCAGACGGGGCAGCAAGACCATGAGCGTGGCCACAGTGTTGGCGATGGTCTCGGACTTGCCGGACTGGCGGGCTGCGAGACCGGTGATCTCTTCTCCGTCCCCGATGATGACGGACTCGATGATGCGCCGGGAGAGTGGTTCTTGATAGGGGTGTAGAGAGTGCCCGACCAGGACCTCCATGAACTGCATCGTTCGATCGACCAGTTGGTCAACGAAGTCCTTGGACAGTTCGTCTAGAGCCTCCTCAGAGGACTCCTGGTCCAGGGTCTCTTCGAGGGCTTCGTCTTCGAGGTCGTTTGTCATATCCGTCCGGATGGTGGTCGAGGTGAAGGCCCTCCTAGCCTTCGCCATCCGGGCGGGACTGTCAGTACAAACTACCGGCCTAGCGCGCCGTACACCTGGCTGTGGGCGACTCCGTAGACCTTGGAAATCGAAACCGGGCTGAGATGTCCAACCTTGTTGAGGACCCGCCACTCATCGGTTCGGGACTCGGTAGGCGTGGCCACCGGCTCTTCCATGCACCACGACGAGCAGTAGACTTTGTTTCGGAGCGCTACCAGCCCGTCTGTCCAACCGATGGTCCTGCGGCAAGAGGCGCATCTGACGCCTAGCGGTTGCGGGGCCCGATTCGGCTTGGCGGTACCCACTACAGCCCCTCGCTTCGGGCGATATCCGTGAGCCCGTTGATGAGCGAGAAGATGGTGTCGGAGTTGAGAGGAAACCAATATCCGCGTCCGTACTCATCAAGGCTGGGGATGTAATCACGAAGTTCGATCACGCGTACGCCTTCCACCTCCACGATACGGACCCGGCACTCCAGATCTGTCGCTTTCGCGATCGTTTGAACAACCCGGGCCGATGCTGGATTCTTTGCCATCACATGCTTCCGTCTCGTAGTCGGTATGTTGCTGTTGTGACGAATGCAGACTACCTCACCGCGGGTTCATAGTACAACACCCCTCGCGGGGTACTGACGGGGCCACACTGAGTACCCACCCGTTTACCCAGCCGCCTACGAGAATTCATGACCGCTTATTCTCACTCGTCAGTCTTGCTGCCGGTCAAGTAGTAGGTTCTGCGGACAGTCTTCACCCACCATCGTTTCGGGGGAAACACATGTCGATGCTTTGTTCTTTCAGCCCGCTGGACCGTGGGTACGACACCACGGGTACTGACAGCGACGGCAATGTCCACTTTGCCATTGAGGCTACGTCGTGCGTGACGCCTGATCAAAGGACATTCATTCAGGTGGACTGCTTATGCGGTAGAAGCGGCGCCGACGAGGCCCTACACAACGAGACGCAGGCCGTCACGACGGTACGCGTCTGGCGAACTGCACACCGGGGCATATTGCCCGATTAGCCTCGGCGGCGCGCCAGTTCTGTGGTCGCGGCCAGCAAGACCTGGGCGGCGGTGTGGGCATCTTTCAAGAAGACGTCTTGGGGGTCGCGTAGGTACGCCGTGAGGCTGCGCCCGGCGGCGTACAGGGCCTGGTCAGACCAGGCCACGATGTCCTCCTGGGTCATCTTGGAAACCCTGCGGTGCACCTTCTCGGGAATCTCCGCCTCAAGAGCCTTACGCCTGAACATCTATCTCTCTCCATCCAATGGCGCCCCGCAGGGCGGTCTCTTCGTCCTGCTGCTCGGTCCAGCGACCCAACACCACGGCCCGCGTGGACAGCGGGACCCGGAAGACCAAGGACGCCCCGGCTCTGTACGGGTACTCGATCTCTGTGGTCTGCCCGCGGTCTACTAGTGGGAACCTGCGAGTGGGATACCGCATTCCGTGGACGAAGGTCTTCTTTCCGATGTCGTGAACCTCGGGCACTACTTCCTGGCCTTTCTGGGCTTCTTGCTCTTGGTGGGGTTGATGCGGGCCGCGCTACGGTCTGTCTGTCCGGTCAGTTGTCCGTCGTAGACCCACTGCCCGGTCCTGGCGATCCGGTAGAGGCCCTCGCGGGCCGCCATGCTGGCGCTCGCCATACTGGCGGTGCCTCGGGGCTTGGCGTCCAGCACCGCGAAAATGTAGCGGCCCTTCGAGTGGTTGACCTTGAAGGACGCCCATTCGCCCTCGGAGACGTCGTAGTAGTTGTAGAACGTTCCGTCTCGGAAAACCACAGTCAAGACTTTGCGGGAGCCGTCGTAGCCTGCGGCAACGGTGCGGGGCCTCTCCGGGTTGATGCTTGACGTTGGGATGAGCGTGATCGGCGCCGGTTCACGACCCGACCCAGAAACGACGGGCCCTCCGGTGGGTTGGCCAGTGTCCGGATCAATTACCGTCGTGGCGAGGTTCGCGTAGTTATAGCCGGACTGGTCGTAGTCGAAGTACTCGTCCCAGGTGCCGCCCGTGGTGTCGGAGTCTCCGAACGCGCCCTGCGCGGTCTTGAACTCTGCGGTCTGCGCCGCGACCGGCAGACCAGCGAAGGGGGACACCACACGGGTGCGGTCCATCAGTGACGCCGCGGCGACAGCATCGTCTACCGTCATGGCGTAGCCGCCACGGCCGCTGGCGATTCTCTTGGGCACTGCTGTGGGGTCCAACCGTGCCTCGTAGTTACGGCGGATGGACATCTCCTGAGCCGACGGCAGCCGCACTGAGTTCTTGCGACTGACCCCGTCGGGGTTCACGCGAGCCATCAGGTTTCCTCGCCGGGGCAGTGGTGTGATGCGGCCTCGGTGTCCTCGATAACGGATCCGCAGGAGGTGCACCGCAGGTACGTCGGAACGCGGTAGCCGTTCTGCGCGGTGGCTCGGGGGTCAGGGTCGTTGGGCTCCACGGGCTCCACAGGATTGGGGGCCATGACCTCGCTGGGCCAGGGACCTCTCGGCTGATGGGCCGTAGTGGGAATGGCGTGCCCCTGAACCGCTGGCCGCCGAATGACTCGCACGACGCCTACTCTTCGGTGCTGTCTGCCTCAGGCTCGTCTTGAACCTCCGGCTCCGGCTGCGATGCTTCCTCGGCCGCGGCCTCGACCTCCTTGGGAGCAGACCGACGGCGGCGAGGCTTCAGGCTGGACAGGGCCGCGTCACGCTTCTCGGCGAAAGCCTCGGTGGTGGGCAGTGACCCCGCCTTGGCGGCCTGCTTGAGGAACGAGGGCAGGTGCGCGCTGCAGTATGGCGTGGGCGCAAGTGGCTTCGGGTCGTAAATGTAGACCGCGGGGGAATCGCAGTTGGCGCAGTTCATCGAGAACCTCCTCTGTCACGCCAACGTACTTCAGGACGGATTTTCATAGTGGCTATACGCGTCGCGATCGTTGGTGGTCTACGGCGTGGAAAGACCTTCCAACGGCGACTGGCGGCCAACAGTGTCAGTCTTCACGCTTTGAACGGTTGATGGCATTCCTAGTCTTGGTAGAACGGTCCCTGTCACGCTTGGTTCGGCGGTCTCCGAACTTCTGCACCTTCTGGTTCAGTTGATAGACCCCAGGGGCCCCTTTACCGAACTCGAAGTCAGGACGGCTGGCTTTGCCCATCACGTCTCCGCACGCTGGATCGGGTCGTCATGCTGGGGCTGGACTCGATGTTCGACCGAGAACGACGCACGACCTCGGGGGCGTACGCCACGGCCTCCGGGTGGTCGAGGAGACCCACCAGTTTGGTGTAGTAACTGGTAGCGCTCAGCCCCAACTCGGTGCGGATGGCCTCGTCGCGGTGCCCGACCTTGGTCCAGGACTGTCGACCGAAGTCCAAGATGCTCTTCTCGTAGTCCGTCAGAGGTGGCCGGGAGGATCGGTCTGCGGAGTCTTCGAAGTCTCCGCGGTTTCTCATGGCTTGACCTTGCCGAACATCCGCCGCTGCGTGTTTTCGGAGAAGGCTCCGTGCGCGTTCTTCCAGCCCTGCCCCCGCTGGAACATCCTGACAGCGTCCTCCGGGTATCCCTGATCACCCGCGGGCAGAACGTCCTTGTTGTAGAAGCCGAGGTCGTGCAGGCGGCATGTCACGCGCCAGGCAGCCTTGTTCTTGAGGCCCTCCAGGCGGGCCTTCTCGACCGCGCTCTGGGTTGGTACGGTGCCGTCCCAGATCTCGTCGGACTTGAGGAATTTCTTTGTCGTGGCCCTCCAGTAGGGCGCGTTGTAGTTCTGGACCGCGCTGCTTCCTGGGTACTCACGCCAGGCACCGTCAAGGGTGTCGTTCTTTCGACCCACGCAGGGGCTGGGACCCGTGGGGTTCCAGCCATGACACCCGTCGGTGTAGCACTTGTGAGTGCCGATGGCCTTGTCTACGTCCCAACCACAGAGATCAGCCAGTGCAGCGAGCGTCCTCCCCGTGTTCTCGATCTGGTAGTCCGTCAGAGAATCCGTACGGACACCCTTGTCGTCGATCTCGATCCCGAACAGCCGAGTCTGACCAAGGAATCCACGCGATGGGATTCCGAGTGCGGGGACTGGGCCGCCGTCGCCACAGTGGTAGGCGCTACCGGCGCTAAGGAGGTACGTCTCTCCCGGAGCCTTGCCGACAAGAAGATTGCAGACCGGCTTGTCGTACGCAGTGACCGCCCAGTAGAGAACACCGTTGATGTTGCCAGGACGGGAATTGGGATTGGCTGTGTGATGAACGACGGCGCCGGTCAAGCCGGGAGAGCCATCAGGACCTGACCACGGACGACCGATGGTGTCCCATGCTTTGTAGGTCTGAAGATCAACGCCGTAGTCACGGAGCGCGGCCAGCATCTGTGACGGGCTTGGATTCAGTGTGCTCATGCGCTTGCTCCGCTGTCGGCGTCCCGCACGTCCTGTGGATCTGGGTCGGCGACGACTGTGTCGGCTGTGAAGGCGCCCCTGAGGACGTTCCAGCCTCCGTGTGTAGTGAGTTGCTCGTTGGACATGACGTCAGCGAGGTCTTGTCCACCACCGGATCCCAACATCCGCTTGGTTGTGGGTGTGGCTTTCCGAGTTTTCGGATCTACCGGCATCAGGGCACCTCCGGGTGATGTCTCCCTACTCAGGGTGCCGTACGTTTGAAGACCCGTCCCAGCAAAGTTCGTGCTGTACTCCCACAAGCGCAGTCCTTCTTGGCGCTCACCACTTCACCTTGTTGGCCCAGTAGGCCGCGCTCATCTTGCCCTTAGCGATGTTGTCGGCATGGCGAGCCTTGAACGACTCGCGGCGGTTTCGGTAGGACTCTGACTCACCGTCCTTCTTCGGAGATCCCTTAGTGCCCTGCTCTCCGAAACGGATCAACTTGACCTGGTCGCCTTCCTTGGCGACTACGGCGTGAGACTTCGTCGGATGGTCGGGGGTCTTGACTGGCTTGTTGTAGCCCGATGCGCCGATCTTTGTCAGTCGGGGGTCCTTCTTAGATTCCGCCATCACTTGGCCCTTCGCTTGTTCTCCTTGCCGATGTTCTCTTTACGAGATACCGCCCGGAGATTCTTGTTTGAGTCGTTGTTCTTGTTGTTGTCCTTATGGTCGACGTGTGTCGATTTCGGCAAGTTCTTGCCGGTTTTGGACTCGTAATCGGCTCTGGCCTTGTTGGTAGACGTAGTAGAGCCGTCTGATTTCCTAATCACGTATATCTTGCGGCCGTCATTCTGCTTTGAACCCTTGTACGGTCCGTAGACCTTGGAGCCGTCGGCACGCTTCTTGGGCTCAGGCATATCCCCACCAGTGCTGGCCGGGATTCTCGTACGTGAAGATCGACGGGCCGGTCTGGTTGAGAGACCTGGCGCGGTGTCGCGAGATGGGCACAGTGCCCGTAGCACCGAAGAATTCGAACTCGCTGCGTCGCATCTCAGGCCTTCGGCGCCTTCGGGGCACGGGGCTTTTTGGCCCCCTGTGCAGGTGCCGCCTTCTTAGCCGCTGCCCGCTTGGCCGGGGCAGTTGACCCCGAGACCGACGTCGGAGAGGCTGAGACGGGCTTGCTGGGGCCGCTGCTTCCGGCCGCGTGGTCGTAGTTCTCTCGCGTCAACTTCGCGTCGAGCCTCTTGCTCGATCGTGCCTGCTTACCGCGCTCGCGCTCCATGCGGACTTCGTGTTCGCGATCGGCGGACCTGTTGCTCATCTCGAAGGTTCGCTGTGCCAGACGCTGCTGGCCTTCACCCTCAAACTTCCTGTCCTGCATCGACCGCTCATGATCGAACCGATTCTGGTCACGATTGGCGTTTTCGAATGCCTGGGCATGGAAGAGTTCCATGTTGTAGGCGTGCTGCTGAGCGGAACGCTCCACAGCGCTGGAATGCTCGGTGTTGATGCGGACCTGCTCCCGACGGCGGTCATCCATACCGTCGAACAACTTCCGCAGGGGCTTGACGAGATCGAAGCCGCCGTTGCTGTAACCGCCGCCTAATGCACCAGACATGGAACCTCCTGCAACCATGGTGGCTGCAGAAGGGCCCCACGTCAGGCCTTACGTACCGGGGGCAACTGGATCTCCAGCATGTTCTCGTACAGGGTCACATACGGGGCAAGCACGTACCCGCTGCTGGTCAGCCGCAGCGCGTAGAATGTGAAGGACCAGCCTACAGACACTTCTTGGGGAACTGCGCGTAGTAGCGTTCAAAGGGAATGACGATCCAGTTCTGGTGATGCCAACTCGACCATCCTCCGTACGCCGAGAAGTCGTACGACACCTGTCCCTTATGGACTCGAAGGCCCCAGGGCTGCCAGTTCATATCGCGGACCATCTTGCGCATGGCGGTGAAACTCTGAACCGGGTCGTAGATGTTGTCGGGCCAGTACTTGGTCCCGCTCCAGGCTGGCGAATTTAGTTGGACTATCCCGAGGTCCGGATACGTGTTCTCGTTCGGGTTTCCATTGGACTCTCTTTGCGCAATCGCCCACGCTACGCGAACTGAGGCGCCCTTGATTCCGGCCTCACGGATCCAGGCGACCACTTGGTCCTTGCAGCGGTTCTTCTCGGTCTTCTTGCGTTCGTTCTCCTTTACGGTCTCCTGGATCTGCAGTACTTGTGCCTTTGGGGCCTCTACTGCGGGTGCCGAATACAGGGAGGAGGCAGCAATGACCGCCGCAACAAGGGATGACAGCAAGGAATCGCCTTTCGTAGGGGGCAGGACAGGGGCCTCGATCGGGGGGTCAGAACTCGTCGTCGCCCCAGTCGATGTCCTCGTAGTCGCGGAGGATGAACAGCGCGAGGGTTCCCACACACCAGCCGACGACTGCTCCCGTGACGGCGAGGATCCCCATACCCACGAAGGCCCATGGACTCATCCCGACAGTGTACTAGAAACTGCGGGTCAAACAGACGGACCGGCGTGTCCGTTTACGTTTACAGGTAGCGCGAGAAGATCGCGTCAATCTCGTCGCGATGCGACGGCGACATGGCGCGTGCGCGCTGGAAGTCCCATTCCTCTCTAAGGGAGCGATAGCGGGACTTGGCACGGAATCTATTGAGGATGCTTCGCATACATCGAGGGTGTCACTCCATCACACGCAGCGTCACCTGAAGGTCTGTGAGGTCTCCCACTAGTTCCGCTTCCCCGGTTGCTGACGTGGAAGGACTCGAACCTTCAACCGTCCGGTTAACAGCCGGATACTCTGCCAGTTGAGTTACACGCCATCAGTCGTCGTCTGACCAGTCTCCATACAGGATGGTCCAGATGTCATCGTCCATGGACTCACGGTAACGACTTCTTCTCCCGTGCGAGGGCTCTACTCCAGGTCCATCGCAGGACGATCTGCGTCCCGTAGAAGACAACCGCAAAGACCACCAGGTAGGCCGCAATGATCACGTTTGCGCGGCCCACCCGGTGGTCCCTGGGTAGCGGGTTAGATAAACGAACTCTCGGTAGACGTGAGAGGCCCGAAGGGCCGCTCGCGAAGTTCCGCCGCACGCCGTAAGGCGACAATGGAGCCGTTTAAGACTGTGTTGACTACGGGGTGTGCGCGAACCTGACCAGGGCCACGACCTTGCTGTTGTAGCCGCCGCTGGGGTTGATGACCGTTCCGGCCGCCGGGGTCTGGGTCTTGATCGTGCCGTTGTTGCCAGCGGTGGCACCGGCAGCGTTGTTGGCAGTCGTGACCGCACCCTTGGTGAGTCCAGCAGCCGTCAGTGCTGTCGTCGCTGCGGCCTCGGTCATGCCGACCACGTTGGGAACCGTGATGTCGTCCCAGGTGCCGGTGTTGTTGTTCACGAAGCCGGGGTAGCCGCTCCAACCGGAGGACACGATGTTGTGGTTATCGAGGTCCGGGTCAAGGGGCGTCACTCGGTCGTCGTTGGGCTGCATGGGCATGTTGCCCCACACGTAATCGACGGCGACGTTACCTGCGTCATCACGGGCCATTGTCTGTCTCCTCAGTTCGGCTTGCTTTCATGATCGACAATGGGCGCCTCGATGTCAGTGTCAAGTGACCACGTCTCTAGTAGGACACTGTTCTTGGCGACTAGTGCATCCATGTGCCGCCTT